GCTTGTGTATTTTCGGTCATATTTTACTCCTTGTATAATTTATTTATAACCATTGTTTTAGTTGTACTTCAAATGTGGACAAGCCAGCATAAAAAAACTAAGTTCTTTTGAGCTTTCAAATCCAACATAATGTTGCGGTACAAAGTTTTTTCCTTCATCTAAATGAACAGAATTGCCAAAGAAATACCTTCCAGATAGATTACTAATAATCCAATCGCATATTGCTTGATCTAAGTTATATCTACGCGGAATACTTACTGTAGCAAAATGAGGAGGGCAAAAGTTTACCCTCCTTATATCTAATACGTCAAGTGGATTAGGATCTTTTAGTTTCATGCAGCCTCGTCATAATGTGCTGTTACGCCAAACGGAGCCTGCAAGTTTTTATCATGGTGTGAGTGAATAATAAAAACTGTTTCGCAGTAATCTTCATCACCCCAGCTATCCCAAGCATAGCCATCTGTAAACATAAGAAACTTTTTAGGTTGGATATCATTTTCTTTCATGTAAGTCCAGTTAACCATAAAGTCGGTGCCACCACCACCTAAAATTTCATAGTCTACTAAGTTCTCGCCATTGTCTGCACTAAAGTCTTGTTCGTTGTATACTTTAGTATCAAAGCACCATAGTTTGATTTTATAGTCTTTAAACTCTTCCATGATACCTTGTATTTCGCCTAGGAAGTCAGCCGCCTGCTCGTTGCCAATACTACCCGACATGTCCAAACAAATACACAAGTCAATAGTATCTTGAAAGTCCATACCTGGAAGTATTGCACCAGTGTGCCAACCTTTGCGTGAAGGACGACTAAATGTAAAATCGCTTTTAATAGTTGATTGGATTTGTTGACGAATAAGTTCACGCCAGTTCATTTTAGGTTCAGTAAGCTCTTTGATCATACGTGCAACTCCTGCAGGTGTATTTCCAGCACCAGCAGTCTGAGAAGCATTAATCATTGCTTCTTTTACTTCATCGCGTATTTGATCCATTTCGGCTTTACTGTACTTAGGGCGACCTTTACCGTCTTTGCCGTTGTTGCCTTCTTCAGAACCATCACCTTCTAAGTCCAAATGTTCGTCTAACATTTCGCCTAGTTGCTTCAAGTATTCTTCACCATTCTTTTTAGCTTCTTCGAATAGCTCGTCATAAACTTCTTCACTGCTCCAGCCTTCGTATTTAAAGTCTTGATAACAACTTACAATACTAGGAATAGTACCAATACGATCACGTACTAATAGATTGTTTACAATGTAATCTGCGGCAATGTTGTACAGCATTGGATTACGTTCATCTCGACGACCTAAGTGGTCAAACACGCAATGCAAAATCTCATGTGCAATAACAAACTCAATTTCTTTGTTATTCATAGCATTAAAGAATTGCGTATTAAAGTATAAGTTTCTGCCATCTACAGCAGCAGTACCTAACCATTCATCTGCTGCCTGAATACGTAAACGTGTAGCCATATTACCAAAGAATGGGTGCCGCAGTAGCAATCCTACTCGTGCAATAATAATGCGATCAAGTACTTCTACACGCATTTCTTCCAGCTCTTCTGGAGTAATATCTGGATTTGGCTCCCAGTTTTTAAGTTTAGTTTGTGTATCTTTAGTAGCCATGTCTCACCTCTTGTAAGCGTTATACAGTTAATATAACATATTTACTATTAATGTCAACCTTTAAATAGAATAATGGGCAGTCGAAACTGCCCATTATGTACCAACTTAAACCTGTTGCGCTGCCTTAATATACTTACCAAAGCGATTGTGGAATTCATCAAAGCATTCAACTTCGTCTGGATCGATAGGAAGTGCATATTGCGTAAGAGCAAGTTTAATACCCATAACAACTAGTTCAGTGTCAAAGTTATCCATTGCAAAGCGTAGGAAGTTATTAACTTTGTCATCAAACTTTTTGTCATTTTTATCAGATGCTTCTTTAAGTTCGTAGCAGAGTGAAACTGTTAAGGAATACATGGCACTGATTTCTTTAGTTTTTAGCTCTTTTACTTTACCTGCTAGAATATCTGTTGGGTTTGGCATACTTGCGGCGACCTTGCGATGAGCCATAAACTTAACAGCAAGACCTTCGCCTACTGTACCTGCAACCAAGTCAGTAGTAGTGCTTTCGTCTAAGTCATCTTCTAACAATTCGCTAACAAATGACCATGAACGAGGTGTTGCAAACGAACGGCTTGCTGACTTTGGATCAAAATCATACAAGTCTTTTTTTGCAAAAGTCAAATAACCAACAACATCTGTGTGTTGATTATTATCTACGGACCAGTTAAACCAGTCATCAAAGTTAACAGCAAGTTCCAAGTGGATAAAACGGTTAGCCAACGGAGCAGGCATACGATATGTAACACCTTTATCGCTTTCACGGTTACCGGCTGCTACAATGATAACATTGTCTGGTAGTTTGTATGTACCTACTCGGCGATTCAAAATCAGCTGGTATGCTGCCGCTTGTACAGCAGGTGCAGCCGAGTTCATTTCGTCTAAGAAAAGTACAATATTGTCGTATTGTGCTGCCATTTCTTCGTCTGGCAGTTCACTTGGAGCACCCCATGCCATTTTAACATTGTTGCTGTCAAAATATGGAATACCTTTGATATCGGTTGGATCCCAAAGACTCAGTCGAATATCAATAAGATGCGAGTTTGTAAAGCTATTACTAATCTGCCTTACAATATCGGATTTACCAATACCTGGAGGACCCCAAAGAAAAACAGGACGCTTCTTATTCATTGCATGACGAAGAGCGTTTTTTGCTTTACTTGGAGAAACTGTGCGAATTACGTCTGACATTTTATATTCCTTTTAGATTTGTGTTCAGTGCCTATACATTACAATAGCATTAACTGCTATTAGTGTCAACCTTTAAAGTAAAGTTTTGCGATATTTTTTCGATCGCTATAACCAATGCCTTGCAACCAAAGAAAGTAATCAAACTCTTGATTGTTTTCTTCGATGTTGCAGTCTTCAGCAACAGCTAGGTGCCGCAGTGCAGATTTCCAGTTGCAGTTAGCAACCTTCATAACGCCTGCTACGCTTTTGCGAAAACTAACAATAGCCTGCTCTTCAGCAGCCTTTTCGGCAATGTTGTTGCGCTCTAGTTCGTCGCACAACATATCCCAAATACGCTGTTTAGTATTAGCTGGAGATTGTGTCCATTCCTCCCAGAAGTATTCACGTGGACGGAACCCACGTGCGTCTTTGTGAAGATCGGAGATGATATCGTCGCTATAATCGTACATTGTATTGCCCTTTGTGTATTTGCCCTATACACTTAATATAACACAAGTACTACAGAAGTCAACCTCTTTTTTTCAACTTTATACTAAAACTTCCGGGATTGTGTTTGGTTTGAACACATTCTCTAATGCGTGAATGATTGCTTGCCCACGTATGTATTTCGTGCATCATAGCACCTTGCCCTGTAATAACATGACATTTCTTATATCCTTCGAGATATGCTTCTTCTATTTGTTGATTGAAATGCCGCCAGCCGTTTTGGATATGCAATCCGTGTAGATCAATTCTCATCCTGCTTCTGCCTGTTCATTGCTTTGGTTAACCCATACTTGCGTAAGTCGCCACTAAACAATCCAAGTTCAATTGCTTTACGTTCATCTGTAACCGTTATACTTCGATTTGTAAGATAGTAAGGGCAAGTTATAAACTTATCAAGATGTATTATAATCTGTGTAGTTAGTGGAATATCTCTTGGATATGGAATATCGTATGTGGTAATACCAATTTGATTTATAACATCAAATCCTTCTTCTGTAAGTCTTAGACCGCCATTGCCTTTGGTTCGTGTATTTTGCCACCATAATGGCATGTATTCTTTTACATTAATATCATTATAACTTTTATTAAGTTCTTTTAAAAAAAGTTTAGTATAAGTAACCTTATCAGTCAAACAACTTCTCACCTTCGGATAGCATATAAACCGAAAAGTCATTACAGTTAAACATAGTGTTTAGTTTTTTAGCTAGATTGTGAGCATGACCTGGATTTGAAAAACTAGTTTTCTTATATTTAGGACCCGGGTAGTTGGTTAACGCATTTGAACTTTTTAAGTTAAATGGTTTATCTTGATAGAACACTGCCCAAATAGCTTCTGCATCTAGAATCTGTTCACATTTATAGGTAACTTTATTTGTATATTCAAGTCTGATAACTGGCTTTGGTCTACTCATAATGCGTGTCCTTTATTAACTACGCATATATTTATCTTTTTACCAACCCCCAGAGTCCATATTTACTTCAATGATTTGATCTTCATTGAGCTTTTCAAGTTTACTATCGATGATTTTTTCTAAATCTCCATGTAACCTTGCCATAACTTCGCCTAATGTAAGTGCTAATATTTTTGCTTGATTTATATCAAGTCTTATTTCTCTTGCTTTACTTTGTTCAGCAGCTTTCACCATTTGGATCAGCTGCTGTATTGGCATTGTATTAATTGGCTCTGTTGACATTGCTTAATGCTGCTTTCATTTCTAACTCAGTCTTGTATGGACCTAGATATTCATTACGTTCAATAGTAATTAGCTTTGGACAGTAACTTTTAAGCCAGTTAACATTAAACTTAACAAGATAATAACCAGCACAATATACACTTTTAGACTTTTCACTTTTAGTAAATAATGGTAGTTTATGTTTAATATCGTACATGCTGTTGTAAGGAGTTGTACGTGTTGGATATCCGTGTACTTCTCGTGTTGAAATTGTAGTTTCATTAATGATATTTGCAACTAAAAAGTTTTTACCAAATGTCTTTTTTAACTGATTTTCACTTCGATAAAATTTAACAGAACCTTTTTGACTAACAACAAATCCTTCATCGTTTTTTGAAAGAGTACCAACTCGTAATCCTTCCTCCTCAACAATCCAAAATTTATCTTTTAGTACAGGTTTAGCTTTCATAGTCATTGTGGGTATCTCGCTTGTAATGGATCTGCATAACTTGCTGCCTGGTCTGCAATACGTTGCATATCCCATTTAGCACAAAACTTCATAAGACGCATACCAACTTGTGTAATGTCTTTAGGTTTAACTTCTGCAATAGTGTTATCTATTTCTTGTCTAATATGTTCGGGCTGTGCAGTCAAATCGCATAGTGTAACATTGCGTGTATAATCATCAAGCACACGATGTTCTACGCCTTCATGATCAGTCCAGCGTTGCAACATCATATTATTCCAACTAAAGCCTTTAGTGCTTTTGTCTTCAAATGCTTCGATCAGTCCAACTTTGTTCTTTGTGCCTTTCTTTCTAACACCTGGATAGGCGCTAAACACATTGTCACTAGTGTCGCCACGCATACACTTTTCAAACAACATGTATTCAGGGTGTGGAGCAGGCTTAGGTTCTCCTGTCTTCTTATCGCACACGGGCTTGCCTTTGTCATCAAAATATCCTTCTACAGTAATAGTAGTATTACTTACCCCATTGTATTGACGTACATTAGGTGCAATCAACTGTGCAAAATCGCCGTCTGTACTAATAATAACATGATTGTCATTAGGGTGTGATTGTACCCATCCTGCAATCAAATCATCTGCTTCTAGTACAGGATTTTGTATTACAGTACAATTAGTTTTATTGCCAATAAAGTCTTTAAACTCGTCAAAGATCTCCCAAAACAAAGTGTCTTCTTCTTGCTGTTGTGCAGTCATAGCATCACGATGCTCTTTACGGTTGCGTTTGTAAGGCTCATAATAGTCCTTGCGCCAACTGCGTCCTTCTAAACAGAACACAACATGATCTGCATTAAAGTCTAACCATGCTTTCTTTACACTATTGAGTGTAATATGTAGTGCCATGCCAAGTTTAGTATCAACATCACCACGTACTACATGTCTTGCACGAAAGAAAGTGTTTGCTGTATCAACTAATATATAAGTGCTCATTTAGATGCCTCTGTTATTTGTTTAATGTTACTACTGATTGTAGCATTAAATTCTTCATCTGTCAAGTCATAACGTAATCCTTCTGACAACGCTCTACTGAAACTAGCAGTAACATCGTCATTAAGTCCAAGTCTATTACACGCTTCGTTTGTGCTGTATCCTCCACTCAAAAACACAACACGTTCTACATTAGGAAACACTGTGAGATTGTGATACAAGTTGGGTACTTCTGGCGGTGTTAGTTTGAGAATACATTTACCTGGAAACTCGTCTAAGAACTCTTGTAAATGAAACATAAGAGCTGATTCAACTTTAGCTTTAATAGGATTGTCGATAGGTACTTCGGGCTCAATGATTGGCACAAGCCCATGCTCCCAAATAGTACGAGCAAGTGTAAACTGTTGTTTGAGTACAGGATGTACCATGCTTACACCTTTAACAATGCTACGCA